CCCTTCTTTGCTTTTAAGATATCTAGCTTCTTATATATGTATAAGCATATTAGTGATCACATCTATATCTCTCACAAACTATATTTAACGAGCCGTCGATGAAGCAGGAGGCTCTAGATAATTTTATAGTTTTATCACAACTAATAAGGTAATATTTTTATTTTATTTTATTTAATTTATTATGAATTATATACAACACTAACACTACACGCACTACTATAACCACTCACTTATTTTATTCTAAAGATAAAACATCTAGAACAACTTCTTTATTCCACGTATCATAAGTACCTAAATCAAAACTTTTTAACAATTCATCGAATTCAAATTTAGTATGTTTATATGGTATATTCGAAATTTCCATCCTGAACTCTTCAAATCTTTTTTTTCCATGTAAGAAAAACTCTCTTTGAGCAGTTTCCAAAACAGCTCTGGCATGTTCTAAATCTGTAGCTTCACTCTCTATCCTATATCTAAGCATCTTATATATTGATTCTTCACTTAAAGGAGCAAAAACTCTTCCTTCATATTCTAAAAAACCTCTTTTAAGAAAACTCACTTTAGAATAATGAGAAAAAGATTGCAATACACTTTCTTTTGATGCAGCTGTAATAACGTAACCTAATTCAGTCATAACCTTCGCATAATATAAATTATCAAATCTTTTATCCTTACACGATCTAACAGAGTCATCACCTACAAAGAAGTAAGCCAGATTATCTGTAAATTTAATAGGTTTAGGGATTTCCATATTTTCACAAAAATAAAAATATGAATAAACATATGTTATTAAATTCACTATACAATTGCCAAAAAGCGTATCCGTTCTTCCAGACGCCATACAATAGTTAAAAGCAACATAATCTCCTCTGATATTTACTATTTGGTTAAAAGCTGATCTTAAAATTCTTGTAGCGCACAATACCTCATTATCATTATAACCAAGTTTCAAAAACATCAAACGATGAAATTGAATATAATATTCAATAATAACTCTCATACTTGTATCGAAGTGTGAAAAATCGGAATCTTGTAAAGATTGATTATCATGAGAACAACTTAATAATCTATTCAATACTTCTTTCCATTTTTGAGATCCTGCATTCATTATCCCTGCACATCCAGTGAGATTGAAATTTAACAGCATTGACTCATATAAAGGTATTAAATGCATCTTTAGAAGTTGATTCACATGAACATCATTTACTATGAATAATCTACATTTAGCCTCTTTTTCATAGGACGTTAATTTTACATATTCCATCTTAGGACAAGCTACACCAGCAGTATAAGGAACTCCCAGTTCTATTTGCATAAGATAAGCGTCTCTTATTTCTAAAAATCTTACATCAAACTTTCCAGTTGTGGTGTTATATAAATTATCCGTATCTAATCCTTTGAATCTTGCCGAAGGTCCTATCCCATTTTTAGGACGGGATCTAGCCAAATTGGAACCTACCACTCCTGTAAAAGATTGTTGCCAGCTCATAGGAC